GTCAGGCATCTTCGTCCTCCTTGCCGCTGGGCGCGAGCGGACCGGCCTGCTCTTGCGCGAGCCCGAGTTCCTTGAGCAGCGAGAGTTCCTTGCCCCGCTGGCGGAGCTCGTTCTCCCAATCGCGTCCCTGCTTGGCGTACTCGGCGGCCAGCGTCGTGGTGTGCGATGCCAGGCGTGTTGCCTGCGCTGTCGCTTCCTTGGCGGGATCGACGTGCTCGTTGCCATCCCAGAACCACTGGTGCGGCAGGCTCTGCCCAGTAGCGACGAGGGTGCGCACCGGGAGCGGGAGCAGGTCGGAGCTCAGCACGGCCTCGCGGAGCCACGCATCCAGCAAGCGGTCGAGCACGGCGCACGCCAGGTGCTCCTGCTCGACCCGGATGCTCTTGAAGTACGTCTGGTGATCGAGACGGCCGCTGGCGTAGTTGTACCCGGAGGAGTTGCACGCCGCGACGTTGAACGGCATGTTCAGGCAGCGCGCGATCTCGTTGAGGATCTCGCGCTTGAACTCGGCGTAGGTTGTGCTCGGCTGCTCGGCCTGCACCTGCGCCATTTTCCAGCCGCCAGGCATGGTCAACAGCGAGCGGGCCTCGAGCTCGATGGAGTCCATCGGCTCGACGCTTTCGGCCTCACCGTTGGCGGGGGCATCTGTGTAGAGGATGCCCGCGAAGTCGGCGGCGGTCTCCGCCGCGCCGAGCACCGCGAGCGTGAACCGACGGAGCTGCGCGAACAGCGGCAGCGCCGGCGTGATATCAGGAATGCCTCGGCTCTGCCCGGGGCGGTCGGCGCGGAAGTAGTGCAGGACGGACTCGGCGGGCACGCGGTCGTACTCGAGCCCCAGGAATCCGGTGCGTGTGTCGCCGGGGTGCCCCTTGAGAACGTGGTACTCGGTTGGGTTGCCGAACTCGTCAAAGACAATGCCGTCGACGGCGCTGTCAGCCAGGAGCGACAGATCGGGCGTGCACACCTGGTCGGCCTCGATCAGACGCATGTCGAGCTTGACGGGCGTCGCCAGACGGGGGTTGCTGCTCAGGACGGCGAACACCTCGCCATCGGTGGCGCGTGAAGCCCGCATGGCGCGGAGTTTCTCGGGCAGGCTAACCGCCTTGGTCCACGCGGTGAAGGCCTGCTCGATGCGCTGGTTGGCTTGGTCGTCCTCGGTCAGCAGTTGCAGGCGCGGCCCAGTGCCCACAACGTCGTTGGCGAGGGTGAGAACAATGCCCTTGGCGTAGGAGTTGTTCGCGGCCTCGTATCGTGCGCGGTTGCGGAGCGTGCGGCGAACCTCGGGGGACGCCGCAGCGTCCGCGCTCAGACCGTCGGCGTGCGCCCAGTGCTTGCGGTTGGCATCGTTGGTGACAGCGGAATCAAATCCCGCCCGGATGAACCGTCGGAAGATGCCGCCCTTCACAGGCATCGCAGGCTTCGGTGGCGTCGACTTGGATCGGAACAGCCGGAGCATCATCCGCCCTCCGCGCCGGGTGGAATCAGCCGCGTCAGGCGCAGCGCCTTGGCAGGCGACTTTGCAGCCGCTTTGGATGCCAGGTACCGATCCGCCTCGATCTGGTCCTTCAGCGGGTGCTGCTCCACGCTGCCAGAGTCACCCGCCGCTTTAGCGGGACCGGCCGCGTTGTCGCGGATCGCCTGCTCAAGATTGGGGGTCGGGTCCGGCATGGTCGCTCCGAGTCGCGGCGCATGCCGCGTCTAAGGGCCATCTACGCGAACCATCGCAAGAGTGGCGAATGCGCGTGCGGATCGGTTGATAGATCAACCGCCGACCTCGATTTCGCGGGTAAGCGTCCGCTTCCCGCAGTGGCGGCACTCACGCCGACGAAGCACAACACCGCCTGGGCGGTGCTTCACGTACACCACGCGGAAGTGCTGGCAACCGCAGGCTCGGCAAACGAGGCCGACCTTCTCTCGTTCGTGCGACACAACCTGTTGCTTCACACGTGGCATCAGCGACGCCCCCCTTGGATCGCTGACAGCTTCAGCTTTGGACGCTCGGTGACCCTTTGATCCGTTCCGAAGAGCACCGCCCCCTCCATCGACGCCGCCACGGCGCAGCCGACCAAGCAGTCCAGCCAGTGGTTGTCGAGGCCCTCAACGCGGAGCTTCCACTCGTCGACGGTGCGGCCACGTCCTTCGGTTCGCACCCGATACTCGCTCGTCAAGTGCTCGGCTAGCAGGCGATGGTGCTCCGGCTTGTGGCCGAACAATGACAGCCCTCCCGGGTCACCCATCGGCACGGCAAGACGCGCATGCACGAACGACTTCCAGAAGTTCGTGTCGAAGAGCACGTGCCGAACGGCGCGTTTGCCGGTGACCACCGGGACGCGCCAGTTCAGCCCGACCCGCTCGCCGCGTTTGCGCTTGTAGTCGCTGAAAGGCAGGCTGCTCGCGCCGACATACCTGCCGTGGCTGGGTGTGAGCACACCGGCGTGCGGGCTCTGGCGGCAGAACTGGTACACGACATCCGTCGATGACCCCCAGTTGGCGTCGATGAGGCAGCGGTCGATCCGCACCATCGCCCCGTCATCGCGCCGCCACTCGCGAGCAATCGTCTGTTCGATCAGACGCTCCAGCCCGCCGTAGATCGCACCCTCGACGCCGGCGCGGGGAGAAGCGGCCCCGAGCGTCCGCTTGATGTCGCGGAGCGTGAAGTACGCCTGCTTCTGGTCCGGCTCGGTGCCGTAATCGATGACGTGGCCGGTGAAGTCATCCTCCCATGCGGCCACGAGATAGAACAGGGCCTTGCCCTGCACGTCCACGAACATCGTCAGGTGCGAGCACCCCAAGGGGACGAGCCCGCGCGCGTGCCCGTTGACCTTGGCGGCGATCTGGTCGGCGCTCAGCAGGTCGTCGGCGACTTCGATCTCCGGAAGCGGCTCGTTCTGGTACTCGGCGAAGAACGCGGCCTCGTTCTGCAGCCGCAGGTTTATCGCGTGCTGCACGGCGGAGAGTTCGTCGTGGTTGAAACGCTCGGGCCACGCGATCACCGCGCCGGCGTCCATCTCCGCGCGGTGGGCCTTGTAGAACGCGGTCGCCTCCGCCCCGCCGCGGTCGGCCTTGAGCCCCTCGACCCGCAGCCGGGCGTACTCGGCCCAGAGGCGGTCGGCGGTGGGGAACGAGTACACCATCTTCGTCCGCTCGCCCTGCCACTGCGGGTGCTTGTCGCGGTCGAGGATGCGATCGGCCAGGTCCTCCGGGCGCACGACGGTCAGCGTCATCAGCCCGGCGATCTTCCTGCCCGGCCCCGCGAGACCGAGAATCGCGCCTGCCAGGATGCGCTCGCGGTTGGCGCACTGCGACGGGGACCGGGCGCTCTCGTCGGTCTGCGGGTCATCGATCAGCATGAGCGACGGACGAACACTCACCCCGTCGACGCGCTTGTGCTTCATGCCGCGGATGCGGCCGGTGATCCCGGCGACGCGGATGATCGCCCCCGACGCCGCCGAGCCGGGGATCGTGGGCAGCACGATCTCCCGAGCGGTCCAGCCGATGTGCGTCTGCTTGCCCTGGAAGAGTTGCCCCGACGCCCGCTGGTGGATGCCTTCAAGCGAGCGGATCGGATGGCAGACCTCTGGGAAATCGGCCCCGAGGATCTCGCTGTTCTCCAGCTCCGCCTTGATCGACTCGAGCATCCCCGCCGCGTGCTCCTCGTCCGAGCCGATGAGGGCCACGAACTCGCGGTGCCCGTACAGCATCGCCCACAGGCACGCCACCTCGCACAGACTCGTCTTGCCCGACCCGCGCGGCATCGCCATCGCGAACAGCCCGCCGTCCAGCACCGCCTGCTCGATCTTGGCGATGACCTTCAGATGATCGTCGGACCACTTGAGGTGGAACGTCTGCGGGAAGTACGCCTCGCAGAAGTACCGGAAGTCACGGGCCGCCTTCTCCTTCCGCGCCGCATCAGCGACCGGAGGCAGATCGCCGATGTCGCGCCCCGAGAGCGACAGCACGGCGTTGCGGAGCCGCGCTCGCTCCTTCATCGCCTCGTATCCGGTGAGCCCGTCCGGCTCGCGGGCCGCTTCCGCGATCGCCTCGTGGCGTGTGGTCACCAGCCACGCGACGTACCGGAACAGATCGACCTTGCCCGCGTCGCCATCGGCCGCGACGCGGAACCCCGCGCGCGTGCGATGCCGGTGAAGCTGCCGCTCGCTGATCACCTCGCCCAGCGGCGTGCTGTTGAGCAGCCGCGCGAGTTCGCCGGGCTTGAGTTGGCGCGGGTCAATCGCCACCAGCACCCCCCACAGACATCTCCTTCACAAGCCACGCGGCGTAGTGCACGAGGTTGAGCGTCCCGTCCGCGTTCGTCGGCGCGCCCGCGTCGATGTCGGCGCAGAGCATCGCTTCCGTGACTGGCTTGCCCCCCATCCGCGTCAGCACGCGGGCCGCGTCCGCCACGGACAGCGCCGCGGGGTTCAGCCGGGACACCCCCTGCCCCCCCGATGCTGGCCCGGAACTAGGCGCGTGTTCGGGAGTCATCGCGGACCTCCCGGCGGCGACTTCCCCGCCCGGGCTGCCCCGTGTCGGCATGTTTGCCCACAAGCCGCAGATTCTCGGCGATTCCTCGCGGAATGGCCTTGCTGTTCGCGCGATGTCACGCCTTCATGTGTCACAACGCGGGGCGAACAACCACGAGCCCCGCCAAGGAGATCAGCACGATGAGCACGAAGAACACCATCCCGACCAAGGCCGACCTCGACGCGATCCTCCCCGCGCTGTGGGCCATCGCCAACACCACGCCCTTCGGCTTCGCCAAGGTGGCGCACAGCGTCACGGAACTGCCGGACGTCAGCATCGACCTGCCAACACCCGGCGGCAGCCCGATCTGCATCAACGCCCATGTCGCCTACGGGTCGGTCTGGGAGGTCACGGTGTCGAGCGCGTCCTTCCGCCTCGGCACGCCCGACGAGGTCCGCACCACCGCAGCGGTCCTGACCGTCGCCCACGCCGTCGCCGCCCTCCTCACATCCATCACCACCGCCCGCTGAAAGGACGACGCCATGAACACCAAGAGCCTCGATGCCATCGCCAAGCAGAACGCCCTCGATGCGGAGATGGAATGGGCCACGGTCGAACTGCTGCTCGAAACGCTGGAGACGCGGAAGCGCGACAGCCTCGACATCCACGAGATCCCGGTCTGGTCCATCCGCGACATCGTCCGCCACGCCTTCGAGGCGGGATACCGCGAAGGCCTGCACGCGGGCTACCGCCAGGGGCGAGGCGACGCGGCCCGCGAAGCCGGGGGACGCGAGGCCCCGACAGGACCGCGCAACCCCGAACTCACAACCGACCCGACGACCTGAAGCCCGCGACGAGCGGGCTTCGGTGTTTACCGGAGACCCGCGTTCGCCACGCCCATGCGAAGGAGCACACCCATGACGAAGCGCACGACCAAGCCTGAACCCACCGACGCCGAAACGTATTCCGCGCGACGCAACGACATCGCCCGCCTGCTCGACGTGCTCGAGATGGAGCTCGACAAGCACGACGAGCGCGCCAAGGCCGACCCGCGCACCTGGGGCCTGCCCGGCAACCTCGGCAAGATCCGCAGCGACCTGATCGACCTGGTCGGGTTCATCAGCGGGATGGAGCGGGAAGAGGTCGAGCGCTTCCTGAACGACGAATGACCGCCGCGCGGCGTCGCGGGGAACCGCGACGACCACGCTTCCCCGCCGCAGCGTGCGGCGGTTCGCACCCGACAGAAGGAGTCCGACATGGCACGCAAGGGAACGATCAAGAACATGGGCAAGGCTCAATCCGAAATGCGCGGGGCGTGGAAGGCCCGCAAAGACGCCAAGGCCGGCGCGAAACCGAGCGGCGACGCCCCGCCGACGCTCGACGAAGCCAAGCGCCACGCCGAGCGGGCCGCCGTCGCGGTCTTCGGCCCGCAGGTCATGAAGCCCGCTCCGACGAATCCCGACGGCACCCCGGTGACCTCGAAGGGGAAGGAGGCCAGGATGGCGGCCGCCCCGAAGGCAGCGAAGACCACCACGCCGAAGGGCGGGAAGCCCCCGAAGACGCCGAAGGCCCCAAAGCCCAAGCGCGTCAGCGCCCTCGACGCCGCGGCGCAGGTGCTCGCCGCCAGCGAGGTGCCGATGAGGGCCAAGGAGATGATCGCCGCGATGGAGGCCAAGAGCCTGTGGAAGAGCCCCGGTGGCAAGACCCCCGAGGCCACGCTCTACGCCGCCATCATCCGCGAGATCGCCGCCAAGGGCACCGCCGCCCGCTTCAAGAAGCACGAGCGCGGCGTCTTCGTCGCCGGGAAAGGAGCCTGAGCCATGCAGGCCACCCGCGCCCAACTCGAAGCCCTGCTCGATGCGGCCGAGCGCCTGCTCAACGCCCGCGAGGTCCAGATGCTGACCACAGAGGAGTGGGATGCGCTGGAGCACACGGTCGCTGCATGCAACGAGCCGCCCGCAAGCGAGCGGACAGAGTCGTTTACGGTTGATGACACGCGGGCGCTGGTGCGGAGCGTCGTCCCGATGAAGGGCGAGCCGTACCAGCACCGCTGTCCGGAGGACGCATTCGAGGCGGTCGCCCATGCGGTGGCCGAGGCGACCAGCCCGTTCAACCTCGAAGACCTCCGGCACGCTGCCCATATCCCGTGGTCGCAGGCAGCCGTAGCCTTCGCCTTTCTCAAGGAGCGGACCGTAGTCATTTCCGCGGGCGGGCGCAACCACGCCGCCACAGGGACGACACCCTTCGAGGATGCCATGATCGAGTTTCATGCCCTCCGGGAAGAAGGCCCCGTCGCCTGAAGGCAGCGGAGCCTGCTCCCCCTCGCCTCGGCAATCGCCGGGGCGTTTCTCCGGTTGGACAGTGCCCGTATACTTCGGCAGATGAACGCGGAACTCTCCCTTCACGGACGCCCGATTGCCAGCGTCTTTGAGTTGCTCGGAACCAAGGAAAACGACATCACGTTCAGTCTGGGCTGGGCGCTCGCACAAAGCCCGTCGCTTCGCAGCGGCATCATGAAGGCGATCTTCCCGAACGAAGATGTCCACATCGATCGTGTAGCGCTTCAAGAACGATCCGGCGGCGCGGGAATCACGGACATCGAACTCACCGGCCCCGCAGCGCATGTGGTCATCGAGGCGAAGCGCGGTTGGCAAGTACCCACCAAGGGGCAGTTGGCCCTGTACTCGCCACGGCTCAAGGCGGGCGGCCGACGGCTCCGCGCGCTGGCGGCGATGTCCGAATGCACTCCTGAGTTCGCGTGCATGCACGTTGAGCGACACGTTGATGGCGTGCCGGTGGTGCATATCGGATGGCGTGAACTCGCTCGCCTTGCACACGCCAAGCATGGGACCCATGCGGAGAAGAGGCTTCTCGCTCAACTGCGAGCCTATTTCGAACGGATCGTCAAGATGCAGAATCAAGAATCGAATCTCGTCTATGTCGTCTCCCTCGGCGGTGGTACTCCGAAGTGGTCCACTCTGTCGTGGATCGAGATCGTCAATGACCGTCGCCGCTATTTCCACCACGTCGGCAGAAAGGGCTGGCCAAAGGAGCCACCGAACTACATCGCGTTTCGATACGGTGGACAGCTGCAGAGCATCCACCACATCGAAGCGTGGAAGGTCGTTACTGACATCCATGCGGAGATGCCCGAGCTGACGCCGGGACGTTGGGAGCCGCACTTCCTCTACACCCTCGGCCCTGCCATCGTCCCCCCGCGCGTCGTCAAGACCGGCAACATCTATCCCAATGGACGAGTGTGGGCCATGCTCGATTTGCTTCTCACAAGCAAGACCATCGCTGAGGCCAGGGACAAGACCAAGCTTCGCGGCATCGACGATTGAGGTGGTCATCCAACCTCCAGCGTCGAAGGTGACCGTTCTGCCTTGCGGCCCGTGAACTTCTCCCAGCGCTGCACGATGACGTCGCAGTAGAGCGGGTCGAGTTCCATCAGGTACGCCCGCCGCCCCGTCATCTCCGCACCGATGAGCGTGCTCCCGCTCCCGCCGAAAAGGTCAAGCACGTTCTCGCCCGGCCGCGACGAGTACTCGATCGCGCGGCGGGCGAGTTCCACCGGCTTCTCGGTGAGGTGAACCATGCTCTGCGGATTCACCTTCTTGATGCTCCACGTGTCCGGCACGTTGTTCGGGCCGAAGAAGCGATGCGCAGCGCCCTCCTTCCAGCCGTAGAAGCACCACTCGTGGTTGCCCATGAAGTCCTTGCGCGTCAGGACCGGGTGCTCCTTGATCCAGATCACCGCCTGGCTGAAGTACAACTCCATCGCCTTAAGCACCG